GATGATACCTTCGGACACAAAACAAATGCTGAGATGTTTCAGTATATAAAAGAAAATCTTAACTACGATCAGATTATATGGGAGTTTGGTGATGACACTAATCCTGACTGGGTACATGTAAGTTATGTCTCTGATAGTGAGAACAGAACTAGAGCCTTAAAGGCAGTAAAAGAAAATGGTAAAACAGCTTATAAAGTGATATGAGTAAAACTAAAAAACCTTTTAAAGAAACAGGCGTTGGCAAATTCCTAATAAACAAAGCTCCGTCTATACTAGGGATGGTAGGCGATGCCTTCTTACCCGGTAATGTTATATCAGAACTAATAAGCGGTAACAAAGAGCTCTCTGAGGGAGACAAGGCGATAGCGCTTGAAAAGCTTAGAGTAGAGCGTGCAGAAATAGATGGTGTAACTAGGCGCTGGGTCTCAGACTCACAAAGCCAAAGTTGGCTAGCTAGAAATGTACGCCCTTTAACATTAGTAACTTTAGTTGGAGCATATGTGGGCGGATGGTATATGGGGCTAGAGACTTCAGACACCGCTTCGCTTTTGACATGGGTCCTCTGCGGATACTTCGGGGCGAGAACGGCAGATAAGATAGGAGTAAAGTTTCCAGGCAAAAAAAGCTAAACAAATAGCAGCTTAAAATATTTGTATCTTTATATTCAAATTAAATCAAATCAAATGGATATAAGGAAAATTTCTGTAGGACCAGATTACAAGTCTGGAGCGATGCACTACTTGGTGGGTCAAGAGATTTTAAACGGCAAGTATTTCATTCACCTCATACAGCAAGACACAGACAAGCAGTCCATTAAGATATGGATACAGCGTGAAGATGAGATTCTGTTATGGAAAGAGTTTGGATCTTATGTTCCTGTATCTATTGAATATAATATAAACTTTTAATGAGGTCGCCATTTTATTTTATAGTAAAACCTTTAGAAGGGAAACGCTATAACAATACAAAAAACATCGCAGGTTTAGATCTTATTACAAGCTCTTCAGAGGAAGACTATAAATATTCAAACAGAAAAGGTATAGTTCAAGAGTTGCCTTTAAAATATGAAGGACCAATAAGGATTGGTGATACTCTTCTAGTTCATCACAACGTGTTTAAGTTTTATAACGACATGAAAGGCAGGCAGCAAAGCGGCAAGAGTTATTTTAAAGACGATTTGTTTTTTATTGACAACGATCAGTTTTATATGTACTCTCATAACAATGAGTGGTATAGCCATGACCGTTATTGTTTTGTAAAACCAATTAAAAAAGAAGATTCATATATTTATAAGCGTGGTAATGAGGAGCCTTTAGTGGGCACAATGATTTATCCAAATAAATATTTATTATCTCAAGGAGTTTACAATGGTCAAAAGGTTGTGTTTAAACCTGATAGTGAATACGAGTTTGACGTGGATGGAGAAAAGTTGTATAGAATGTTTGATCATCAAATAACATTAATGGTATGAGTTCAGAAATATTAAAGCTACAGATTATAGAAGCTGGAAGAAAAGCTGTAGAACAACTTATAAAGGTTGCTAAAGAAAATATAATAAAGCCTGATCCAGAAGATGAGCTTGCAGCAGATAGACTGAAGAATGCAGCCGCGACAAAAAAATTAGCTATATTCGATGCGTTTGAGATACTTAATAAAATTGATGTAGAACAAGAGAATATAGAGATGGCGGTTAACAAAGATAAACCTGAAACAAAACAAGGCTTTGCAGAAAGAAGATCAAAATAAAATATACAGTGATGTACAAGGTTTTATTCCCTCTGTTGTATTAAAAAGAAAGAATAAGAATCGCTCATGGCTTTATGGGTATGATGAAAAATATAAACTTGTTATTATATCACGCACTGGACAAATAGACCAAGTCGTTGAAATTAATGGTTTATATATAGCATTACCAGCAGCTGATAAAGAAATAAATAAAAGATCAGTATCTAAAGTGGATCAATACTGGGAGAGAAAGCCTATACCAAAAGAGCTTTCTAGAATAAACTCTATATTTCAATGGAACGATATGCCTTCTTTATTTAAAGATAAGTGGGTTGACTATATTGAGGAAGAATTTGACAGAAGAGAGTTAGGATATTGGTTTTATAACAAAGGCATCCCTACATACATGACCGGATCGCACTATATGTATTTACAGTGGACAAGTATAGATGTAGGATATCCAGACTTTCGCGAGGCNAATAGAATATTTTTTATTTATTGGGAGGCTTGTAAGGCAGACAATAGATGTTTTGGCTTAGACTATCTCAAGATACGTAGATCAGGATTTTCTTTTATGGGTTCTTCAGAGTGTGTCAATACAGGAACGTTGGTAAAAGATTCTAGGGTGGGCATACTATCTAAAACTGGTTCTGATGCTAAGAAAATGTTTACAGACAAGGTGGTGCCAATAGCTAATCGATTACCATTCTTTTTTAAACCTATTCAAGACGGCATGGATAAACCAAAGACTGAGCTTGCTTTTCGTATACCCGCCTCTAAGATTACTAAAAAGAATATGTATGACACTGTAGATGATGAGCTCTATGGTTTAGACACCACAATTGACTGGAAGAATACAGACGAAAACTCCTATGATGGTGAAAAATTATTGCTGCTTGTACACGATGAAAGTGGTAAGTGGTTGAAGCCTAATAATATATTAAACAATTGGAGGGTAACTAAAACATGTTTACGATTAGGAAGTAAGATTATTGGAAAGTGTATGATGGGGTCAACTTCAAATGCTCTGGGTAAAGGTGGAGCTAACTTTAAAAAGTTATTTGAAGATTCAGATATATCTACACGTAATTCAAATGGTCAAACTAAGAGTGGTATGTATTCTTTGTTTATTCCTATGGAGTGGAACATGGAAGGCTTTATAGATAGGTATGGAATGCCTGTATTTTATAAGCCAGAGAAACCAGTGCTAGGGGTTGATGGTGAAATGATATCCAATGGTGCAATTGACTACTGGCAAGCGGAAGTAGATTCACTTAAAAAAGATCCTGATGCACTAAATGAATTTTATAGACAGTTTCCTCGAAGTGTATCTCATGCGTTTAGAGATGAAAGTAAATCTTCTTTATTTAATTTAACTAAAATATATCAGCAAATAGATTACAATGATTCTCTGATTCTAAATCAACACGTTACTAGAGGTAAGTTTTACTGGAAGGATGGCGTAAAAGATACAGAGGTTATATTTACTCCTGATCCAAACGGCAGGTTTAAAGTGTCTTGGACTCCTAATAAAGGGCTGACAAATAAAAAACAATCAAGAAACGGAACATTCTATCCTTTAAATGAGCATATAGGCGCATTCGGTTGTGACTCCTATGACATATCTGGAACAGTAGGAGGTAGAGGATCTAATGGAGCTCTTCATGGACTGACCAAGTTTAGTATGGAGCAAGCTCCTAGCAATGAGTTTTTCTTAGAGTATGTGGCTAGACCACAAACAGCTGAGATATTTTTTGAAGAAGTGCTTATGGCTTGTGTGTTCTATAGTATGCCTATACTTGTGGAGAATAATAAACCTAGACTTTTATACCACTTTAAAAATAGAGGGTACAGAGGTTATAGCATGAATAGGCCAGACCGTCATTTTAATAAACTTTCCAAAACAGAAAAAGAGCTAGGAGGTATACCAAATACTTCAGAAGATGTAAAGCAATCACACGCAGCAGCTATTGAATCTTATATTGAAAAATATGTAGGATTAGATTTAGATGGTGTTTACCGTGATACTACTGAAATGGGAACCATGTATTTTATGCGTACCTTAGAGGAGTGGTCAAGGTTTGATATAAACAATAGAACACAGTTTGATGCTAGTATTAGTTCAGGTTTGGCGGTAATGGCTAATCAGAAGAACCTGTATTTGCCTGAACAAAAACAAACCAAAATAAATCTTAACTTTGCAAGGTATACTAATAATGGAATATATAGCGAATTAATAAAATAGATGAAAGAAGTTAATATTAATATTTCATCTGTAGGTTTTCCTAGTCAGTTTGTATCAGACGCAGAAAAAGCCACCGATGAGTTCGGGCTACAGATAGGGCAAGCGATACAATACGAATGGTTTAGAAAAGATTCAAATGGTTGTAGATATTATAGCCAATGGAGAGACTTTAACAGATTAAGACTTTATGCTAGAGGTGAGCAGTCTATAGCTAAATATAAAAATGAGCTATCAGTTGATGGTGACTTGTCTTATTTAAATCTTGACTGGACCCCTGTCCCTATACTTCCAAAATTTGTAGATATTGTTGTTAATGGCATGCAAGACCGTCTTTTCAAAGTAAAAGCTTATGCTCAAGATGCATTGTCCCAATCAAAAAGGAGTAAGTACCAAGACATGATAGAGGGTCAGATGGCAGCTAAGCCAGTGCTTACAACAATAAAAGAAGAAACAGGATTTGATCCTTTTATAATGGACCCCGATGAGTTGCCTGCTTCAGATGAAGAACTTTCATTATACATGAACCTGAACTACAAGCCAGCAATAGAAATAGCTGAAGAAGAGGCTATAGACACTATGTTTGCTGAAAACCATTATGAAGATATCCGTAAGCGCATAGACTATGACCAAATGGTTGTGGGCGTGGGAATGGCTAAACACGAGTTTCTTCCAGGATCAGGTGTCCAAGTATCTTATGTAGACCCTGCTAATGTGGTATATAGTTATACTGAAGATCCATTCTTTAAAGATTGTTTCTATTGGGGTGAAATAAAAACAGTTGGTATTAGTGAGCTAATAAAAATAGACCCTACCCTAGACAGAGAGCAATTAGAAAAAATATCTCAATATAGCCAGAGCTGGTATGATTACTTTAATACAGCTCAGTATTATGAGAACGATATCTTTTATCGTGACACATGTACTCTTATGTACTTTAACTATAAGACTACTAAAAAAATAGTTTACAAGAAAAAAATAAACGAGGGTGGTGCAACTAGAATGATAGAGAAGGATGATACCTTTAATCCGCCAGAAGAAATGCTTGAAGAAGGAAACTTTGAAAAGATAGAAAAGACTATTGATGTATGGTATGATGGCGTTATGGTTATGGGCACAAATATTATTCTCAAGTGGGAGCTTGCCAAGAATATGGTTAGACCTAAGTCTTCATCACAACATGCATTACCTAACTATGTAGCTGTAGCTCCAAGAATGTACAAGGGTGTTATCGAATCTCTAGTAAGACGCATGATTCCTTTTGCGGACTTGATACAGATGACTCATTTGAAGCTACAACAAGTAATTGCTAAGGTAGTTCCAGATGGTGTTTACATTGATGCTGATGGTCTAAATGAAGTAGATCTTGGGACTGGCGCAGCATATAATCCAGAAGATGCACTACGTTTATATTTCCAAACGGGTAGTGTCGTAGGTAGAAGTTATACTCAAGATGGCGAATATAACCAAGGAAGGGTCCCTATTCAGCAGCTTACTAGTAACTCTGGAGCTTCTAAAACGCAAATGCTTTTAGCTAACTATAATCATTATCTAGATATGATAAGGTCAGTAACTGGCCTTAATGAAGCTAGAGATGGGTCTACTCCTAATCCGGACGCTTTAGTTGGCGTTCAAAAACTAGCAGCATTAAGTTCAAACACAGCTACCCGACATATATTAGACGGAAGTCTTTACATATATCGTACGTTAGCTGAAGCGTTAACGTATAGGGTAGCTGACATTTTAGAGTATGCTGATTTTAAAGATGACTTTATTAATAAAATAGGCAAGTATAACGTAAGTATACTAGGAGAAATAAGTGAGTTATATATCTATGACTTTGGTGTGTTTATAGAACTTTCACCAGATGAAGAGCAAAAGGCTATGCTTGAGCAAAACATTCAAATGGCTTTATCTAAACAAGATATTAATCTTGAAGACGCTATTGATATTCGTGAAATTAAAAACCTAAAGCTTGCTAATCAGTTACTAAAGGTTAAGCGTAAGTCTAAACAAGAAGCTGACGAAAAGAGAGAAATGCAGAAACAAGCTATGATCTCACAACAACAGCTAAAGTCTCAAGAGATGTCAGCGCAAGTAGCGGTGCAAAAAATCAATTTAGAAGCTCAAGCTCAGATGAAAATAAAACAAGCTGAGATTGCTTTTGAAATAGAGAAACAAAACAATGAGGCCAA